ATTGCGGTGGCATCAATCTCTTTTGTTCCGATATAGCGTTGGCTTGTCATAGTCTTTTCCTTGTCATTGGTGTTGGTAATTTTATACTCTTGAGAATTCAAAGTCTTCTAACTCACACACCGGCTCTGGCTCTATCATCAGCATCATAAGAGCGTCTGCCATGTTGGGAGAGGGGAGGTTTAATGGTGGTCTAATCATATCAGCTTTGCTCATTATCTGAAAAACGCCGTTACCGTTGACTTTCTTCGGTATGCGGCAGACTTCAGCCCTGATTGCCGTCATGTGCTTAATAGTTGGCGATAAGCTGATCAATTCATCGGGGTCGATATAATCCCCGTGTTTAACCGCTCGGTAAGTCTTGTAAAACCTGTCGCGCAATCGTGCGTAATACTGGGCGCGCTTGTTCTTGAATGTCTCGCGGTTAGTCTTGACCTCGCCCTCATCCAAAGCGTCGATATACGGCAAGTCTTTGTTGTCCGGTGTTTCCGAACCTTTGAACATCTTTAATTCTAGCCGCTTTCCAGCTATGGACCGGCCGACATTATCCCGCAGTGTTGCACCTAAGCCGTCACAGTCCATAACAAAGTTTTCAGCGCGCCACTGAATAGCCTTGCTGGTCGCCCAGTCACATCCATCGTAAGCGTCACCGTCTAATAGTTCGCATATCTCAGTCACTACCGAGCCATGGCGCTGTGCGTAGCCTTTGGAGTCTCCACCCTCATCACTTGGGTCAAACGCTGCCACCTTCACGCCGTTTGGTTTAAATCCAAGCTTTGTGTGTGCGTCAATAGCAGCGTCAAACCACTCACCCCTAATGATAGAGCTCTCCACCTCATCAGATGGGGCGCCATCCCAAACGTGGGCATATTTTGCCGCCGTCCAGGTTTCTTTGTTCTTCCTGCGCTTAACGTCGAGCGCTTCAGGGAACCACGGATTGTCCCGGTAGTTCATTTCAATAATCAGAATTACTTCATCTTCATAGTAGCCATCACGCAACAATTCCTTTTCGTATGGCTTCAGATGCTCTTGGCTGATTGGATCGGCTGAGCTGCCACGGTTAAGCGTGTACCAAATCTCTGACCCTTCTTCACGAAAGGTAGGCTCAAGTAGCTCGATAGACCTAGCCGACATTGTTTGGGCCTCTTCACACCACCCCATCGAGAAGCCATCGCTCGACTTAATGCCATCAGGGTTTCTAGCCAATCCCCTGTATCTAACCTGGCCACCGTTCTTATGGTCTATCTTGGTTTCCATGACACTGAAGCCATCGAAACACTTATTCTTAACGTGCTTAGCAATAATGGAATGAACCGAATCGCTGATTGAGTTCTGGAACTCTCGGTAGCAGCCCACCTTGATACCTTGATCCTTTACCCTCGCTGCCGATACAGCCGCCGCCAGCTCTGACTTACCCGAACCACGACCACCCACCAGTATTTTTATTGGCTTTGGGATTAGTAGCGCCCGCTCAGCCTTAAGCGGAATAGTCACGCTTGGCCGCTTATCGACTTCTACCCACTCCTTGTTGATCTGCTGCCAGCATCTGACTAGAACCGGGTCGGGGTCGCCGTGATCATAAATGCCATAAACTACCGGCTCGGCATTCATCGCAACCAAACGGCGGCGCTCCCTTTCGAGTAGCGCCGCCGCGAATAGCTCCTTCTGGCTTCTGGTTAAGTCTTTGGTCATGAATGAGCCGCGATAATCTTATCAAGCTCATCATTTGAAGAGGCTGAAACATCGATGGTCATGTGAGTATCAACCTCCGTACGCTCGACGAACATTTTAGCGTGCTGCCCTATGAGCTTGAGAGCGCCGTTAGAGGCCGCTGGGTTATCCTCTTGTGCTGATATGGCATTCTTCTTAAGCTGCTGTATAACCCATTCAGGCGTCACCTCGGCAGCATCTAGCGCCTCTTGCTCAATTATTTCGATGCGCTTCCTTATGTGAGGTTTGGTGAGTAGCTCATACGCCGCCTCTTTGGCACAGCTCTCACTGTAACCAGACAGCCTAGCCGCCTCTGCCCCATTGCCATTTGAAGCCCCGCAATAGTGCTGACAGAAGCGCTCATTCTTGACCGTGTGCTTGTATGGTTTCTCTTCTTTAAGCGCTGGGTTGTCGCTCATGTATCCCCCTAATGCCGGTTATACTCCGTCGAGTTGATGGGTTTAATAGTATTTTGTGCCGGTTGCTTTCTTCGGCTTACTCTTTCGCTTTGGCTTGCTGGTGTTCTTTGGTGCCGCCTTGCTGCTCTTTTCTTTCGTTGCTTTGTGCATTATACGCCTCTGCTCTTACGCTTCTTTGGTGGTGGCTCTACACGTATAACAGTTGGAGGTGAATTCTTCTGTGAGCTAACAATCACCGCTCTTCTCTGTAAACCATCCATTATGGCACCTAGCCGGTACAGCGTTTACAAATGGAGTCTCACCAAAGTTCACAGTCAACGGCTGGCCAGCCTCTCTAGACGCTATAACTGGATAGAAATACTCGCCTGGCACTGTATTTAAAGGGGCTATTTGATACTCAGTTATATCACCCTCGACAATTACCGATATGGTCCCCGCGTCTAAATCTGCAACAATCATAGCCGCCCCCAAGGCTGTTAGCTCTGGGCCACCAGTTAGAAAGCCGTCGTTTGCTGTCGTGCCTGAAGGGTAGTAGGCCCAAGCATTCTCGCCTCTTGGGCCAGCTGGCGCGCCTAGATCACTCTGGGAAAGGTCTTCCGGTTCGTAGGTCACACCTATACCTCCGTTAGAGTTTCCGCCACTTACCACCAACCCTGAAACTTCATAGCACCAAACGCCAGATGTTTTCCCTATTGGTGATACCACCCTTCGCTTAACGGTGTCAGCCTGAGTTATCACCAATCCATTAATCACTACGCCTGGCGTTGCGTGATCTAACGGCAAAGTTGGGTAAATTCTACTTAATGTGGTGAGTAGCTTTATAAACTGAAACTCTGATATTGTGGTAAACAGGTTTCCTGTGTAGCTAGCAACATGAATTTCAAACTTTAGATACCTGCCGACGGCATCCGTTAGCTGCATCCAATCTTGCCAATCACCACCAGCAGCAACGGGAAGTGTATTTCCTTCAAATGCAGTAACCTCCTCCCCAGTAAAGTCACCTGTCTCGCTTAATTTAATAGCGATGGTTATGGGCAGTCCGTTAGTCGCCAAGTTAGACGATATTCTGCTGCAAATCCGTAGCTCAGACAGGGTTAATACGGCCCCGAAATCGAATAGCACAAAACAGGTGCCGTCTACATTTGGCGGGTTGCTTGCGTTGCTCAGCCAGTAGGACATCTCGTCAGTGAAGGGCAAAATGCCATCAAATACCTTGCTTGGCCTAAAGTCATTGCTGAACTCACTTGATGCGCTAACGATTGCCGAGTTGGTTGGGCTGCCTATAAACGTCTGCTCGACAGGAATGAGCAAGCAGCCAATGCCTGAAGCCCAACCTCTGAAAGCATCCCGCGACCAAGGCCGCGCCCAGTTGCGCGTATAACTCACGCTTCAGAGTACCCAGTAATTGAAATTTGGGCGCCTGCGCCAGCGGTAACAAACCAGTCATGTACGGCGCTAATCTCGCCCACAATGGAATCATTTGCCACCGTCTCCGCCGTAATGCTTGGGGCCGTTTCACCGGTCAGCATTGGCGCCCAAGTTGAGCTACCACCTGAGCAGGAAATGTGCCAGCGAGAACAGCCAGACCCTTGGCCCGGCTTGTACTGGGTCAAATCTGAAAGTCTATCTGATACTGCACCGGTAAATGCGGCGCTAATAGTTACTTTAGGGTGCATCGTAATTCCTTATGTATGATTGATATTTACACAGTGTAACACTAGCCGCCCTTAATGGAATTGGTAGCGTTAACACCGAACGAGGCAGCGACAATACTGGCCCAGCTGGCTGTAATTGGAAGAAATAGCTCTGTGATTGCGTCAATAGCTTCTTTTGATTGCTCTGGATTAGTTAAGCCGAAAGCATGAGCAAGAATTAGAACCAGCGAAACAGCCAAATAGGCTCCGTAAGCCCTGCAAGCGAATAGCGATAATTGACGCCTCATTAACCCGTTTGGATCGAGCGTCTTGATCCACAGAGCCTTAGCTTCTGCTGACTCCATGTCAGTTTCTATAAACTCACTGGCTATCCGCTCAACAGAGCCAACTATTCCGCCACTTAACAAGTTGCCTATAAAGCTCATCAGTATTCACCCAGTAGCATCATGGTTGATAGTTCTTTAGCCCTGCCGCCCACTTGGTCAGCCCATCGACTATCAAGCATCTCAACTGACGCCCTCAAGTAGTCACCGCCTTTGATGGCCTTGATCATCTTCTTAAACCGGCTAAACCTACTCCAGCCAAGATTAAAAACCATGTTTATCAGCACCGACCGCCGAGGCTCACTCAGAGAGGCAAAGTAGCTGGTCTTATCAGTTAGCTCAATAATGCAACGCTCTATATCAGCTTGGAGCATTAACTCTGCCTCTTCCTCACTGATGCCTGTGTCTTCGATGTTTCGGCCATAGCCTATTGTCAGTTTGCCAGCGGTGCATTTGTACGGGAATAGTCGCCGCCCCTCATGCCTTTTCAGTAGCTCGACGCACTTATCCACAAAATAATCCCCTGCCTACTTGAACAACAATGAATAGAAACGCTGAAAATAACAGCAATCCAGCGCCGAATAGCGCGCCGCACACTATTACTAGGCTGGCCTTTCGACTAAGCACTATCAGCCCTTAACCTAAGCTCATCTATCTCCAGCCTAACCTTAATCTCGTTTAGCTTTGCAACTTTGTACTGCTGCCTGTGCCGCATAAACAGCCAGAAACCAGCCAAGCCAGCAATGGCCGAACCGGTTAGCGAGAAGAACATAGGCAGATACTCATACCAACCTAAGTCGGCAACGCTTCCCGCCCCAAGCACCATAACAGCCTTAGTCGTCAACGGGCTGTCGGCCACCGATTGAACGGCGCTCATCTTCAAGTCTTGCATGATTCCGAACCCTCAGCGCCCACAGAACCGCCCCGTACAGATTTGCTGCACAGAAAAGAGCCTCGCCTGCATAGGTCAGCCAGATTATCACTGTAGCGACTCCCTGCCAGCACTACCGCAACAGCTACATACAAAACATAGCCGATTGCATCAAAAGTATCGGATACTGCAAAACTCCGCCAAGCGATAAGCCCATAAATATCATTGACTATCGAAAGCGTAAATATAATAGAAAGAGGCCATAAGTGCCAATCCTTTCCTATCGCGCCCATTATCATAAGCATCAACCCAACACACGCCGCGTCAACGGTCATAGCTGAATAGTAATAGGGGGCATAAGCCTCTGCTGGCAAACTTGACGCCGCATAATGATGCAAGCCCTGTGTGCCAGCGTATAACAGAGATGCTGCAATCATCGTAACAGATAGCGTTGACACTCCAGCCGCTACAATGGCCAGCAAACACAGGGCGGTAATCATTAGCGGCGCGCCTTCTTTTTGGTTTTCTTGATTGGTTTTACTTTCGGTCGTGGTCGTGTCTTTCCTGCTGCTGCCATTTCTGAACTTCCTTTTTATTTAATGTTGGCCAATATTAACATAAATACAATGAGCATCGAAAAACCCATGATTGCGTCTATTATTTCGTGCTTTGATTTCTTATATGACGGTTGATTCGGTTTCAATTCTTCGTGCCAATTCATCTGCCTTAACCTTGTATTTTAATCTGATTCTTATTAGATCGTCCTCCCTGAATCTTGCCTCAGAGTGGTCATTCATGAGCTCATCGACGAGCTCGCCGCCAATCTTAACCCTTAGACTTGCCTCATACGCGAGCTCCACCGTTGCCGACTTTCGGGCGTATTTACCTGAACCGCCGTTACATATTTTGCATTGCTTATGCGCGTTGAGCTCGGTAAACC